CTTTAACCGCCTTGTATTCGTCCCACAGAACGTCGCATATACCCCGACTGATTTCTAAAGCTTCCACAAGGTCACCTTCCACCTCACCCGATTGAGCGCTGCGGTAGGCGGCTAATTCTTCTGTCCCTCTGGCAATGAGACGCCTAAACCTATCATCTGGTTTGAATGTTTGCATGGTGACTTGGGCAATGACGCGAGCAAAAGCATCTGCCAATCTATCAGCGTTAGTGGTCATGATTGGGTCTTTAGTTTGTTTTTTCATTTTTTCCGTCCTTTTTGGTTAATGGGTTCTTGCTGTCCTTAAAGCGCGGCACCTACGCTCTATGGCTTTAGCGATAGCTTTCTCTGATGCGCCGGCGATCTTCATTAGCCGCCCATGTGCCAGGATCGCCTTAAGGCAATCTTTTTGCGGATGTCTCGTTGGGTTTGGCATTGTGTCTCCTCTATGAAACTATGAAGCCAATGCGGGCTTCGTCCAGTAAGTTAAACGCACTCTCTGTATCACTATGTCGCTCCTGTAGGTGCATAAGGTCTATCATCAACTCCGTGATGTTTTCATTAAGGCTTATGCTCTGGCCGTCTGTAAGCTCCGCATAGCTCTCTATGAACAGTGAAGCTCTTGTGATGCCCTCTAGGCCGCGTTTGCTTCTCCTGACGCATCCTGACGGACCCTGTGCGGCTTTATTGAGCATAGTCATGAGCCTTTCGGATGCTTCTGCGGCTGTCTCGAAGTCGCTAGCGTTCATTGCGTCGTTAATTACGCTCATGTATTTCTTGATAAGCTTCAGCTCTCGCATGTTGCCTGTTGGGAGTTCGGTTACGTTGTCCATTAGATAAACCCCCTTGCTTCGTCCAACCGAATTGAAAGCCACTGAAAATCCTCAGGGCAATCTGCTTCGGTCAACCGTTCTCCTAAAATCATATCATAAAGCCCCCGCACTAAATCATTTTTTGCGGTTGTCTCGGCGCCCTCTTCAATCCATTGTGGTTCTGTGGCTTGGTTGATGGTGCTGATCCCTGCGGCGTAAAGCTTGGGATTATTGAGCAACATTTTATAATGTGCGTCTGCCTGTCCTCTGTCCTCGTGGGTTTCGTAGTGGTCGACGGTGTTTCCGTTGTCCTCTTTGATTGTCCAAAATACTGCGAACATGGTTTAAGCTCCTGTTATAATTTTGTGGCTATAAGATTTAGATAGGCCAAGATTAGCCAAAGGAAGAAAAAGAAACTTTGTTGCTTGGCAATTTCTTGCAAACCATTCCTTGCGGCTGAAATAGAAACCCCGATGCACCAGATTGCCATCACAAGAAATAAATAAGTTAGATAAATCATCGCTGTTAAGCTCCTGTTATAATCTGCGCGTCGTGTCCAAGCGCTTTGATAGTTTCCTGTACGGTGGCGGCGTGGTCCATAGCTGCGTCTCTGGTCCCGTCTCTGCCGTCATGAATTAGGATGCCATTCAGCCGCACAACGCGCCCATCATGGCTTAGGGTGATTTTCTGTGTCATGCCTGCGCCTCCAAGATAGAGTTATATGCGGCAATGTAGAATTGACCCGTTTGAGACTTCACTCGCGCTCCGTATCTGGTCGGGTCGCATGATAGCCCGCAAGCTATGTCTGCGAGGGCGTTCCGTGTGGCGTCTCTCTTCACAAGCTCGCGTAGGCTGATCAGCACCCGCTCACCTGTTTTCATGTAGTGTTCTAGGTCTAAGGTCATGGGTTTATCCTTTTCTCCTGTTGAGTTGCGCTTTGTGCGTCTTTGGTTGGGATGATTAAATACTCGTCACGGTCTGGCACTTCGTCGGCTTCCCGCGTTCCGTCCTTTACCTGCTGGGCGTACTCTTCAAAGATTTCGTCAATTTCTGCCTGTGCTTCTGCGGCTGTCTCGTAACGATCTGGCACTGTTACCCATCCCTTTTCAGGGTCAATAGTAGATACAGTCCAGCAATCCTCCCAGCCTGCTATTGTGGCGGTTAGCACTGTGTAAGTCATTTTAAGCTGCTCCTATAGCTGTTAGCGCAAAGCCTATGCCAAGCGCGATTATGATGCAAAACGCGCTCTGTGCGCGGCTCTGCGGTCTTATGGGGTGCTTGTGGGTCATATCTTCACCATTCCTTCTAAGTGGATTAGTTTACCGCTTAACTTCCCCGTTTGCAGGGCATACGCTAGGGCGATGCTATCCGCGCGACTGTAAGAAATTAGCACGCTAGGTGCATTGGCGCGGTCACCTTTAAAGACTGAAAAACGGTTATTAATTGGGATTAATTCCTTGCCTTTTATCCGTTTCCGCGCGGCTTTTCTTATGTCTTCGTTATCTGCCTGCAATAGCGCTGCGTCATGTATGCCGTGAAAGGCAATGCGGCTTTTTAAAAACAATATAGCTTTAGCCTTTGGAAATATCTCAGACTGAAACTCTCTTGTGTCTGTGCGGGCAAATATAAGGCCTATTCCCTGCTTATGCTCGGCAAGCTTCGCCATCCATTTGAACGTCTCCCGGCCATAAGGTGGATTTAACCATACCCTCCCCCGCCACGGTAAGGAAAGCCCGTCCTGCGGTTCGCTGTAATGTTCTCCGGCTGTGTCCCACGGTCTGCGCTTGTCTGGCGGCGCGCACGGGTCAAGATCAAAGGGGCCAAGCGCGTCGATTATATATTCAGGGGTCAACCATTCGTTTGTTGTGCTCAAGGCGGCTGTTAAGTTGAAATCTTTCATTCTCTTATCCTTTCGGGCTGTCTCGTTAAGCAAATAGGGCCATTTGTGCCGGCTCTGGCTCTTGTCCAGCAATCGGCTTGGTGTGGTAATATTCTGAGCAAGTAAAATCGACGTGTGCGACCTCGACAGCGGGGCTAGTGCCTTGCCATTCGTCGCGGTAATAATCCGCGTCTATGCTCTCACAGCTGAAAGTGATGCCTGTCTGCTCTTTGAATTTCAAATACTCGCGCTCCTCGCAGTATTCATGGTTTCTGCGTCCTGAATATCTAAAGTTTGTCGAGTTAGGCGGAATTATAAATGTTCCCATGTCGGCAATATGCGCGGCTATGTCTACGACATGTAGATCAAATTTCTTGCCAGTGTAGCGCGGGGCATTGCCTCCGTGTCTTTTAAGTGCTCCAAATGGTGGGTTACTGATAGCTAGGCGAAAGCGTCCTAGGTCCATGTCTAGCACGTCAAAAACGTCTGCGCATATCCATTCCGCTTCGGGCACTATCTTCTTGCCAATTTCAACAAAGCGTGGGTTACGCTCTACACAGAAAATTCGCTCAGGCTTGTTCACGTATCGCGCCGCATGCCAGTAAGCCAGCCCGCCAATCCCTGCGCATAGGTCAATGACTGAACCTGTCCCGCAATTACTCATGACCATCATGTCACCCGCAAGGTCTAACGGTGTGAAGAATGTCCCCGTTTCGCTCACGTTGTGGTCTGCATCTGGCCTATATTGGCGCAATACTGTTTCTTTGTCCTTCGCGCTTAGAATATCCTGCTTTAGAATTTCAATGGCTTCATTGTGAAGCTTGGTTTCGCGTTTTGATAACTTGCCCATTATTCTGTCTCCTTTCGGGTTGCCTGTAATAGGTCTTGAGGGTTTTTACTCTGTAAGTGTTAAAGGTGGGTTACCAGTGATAATTCTGAGGGCGAAAGCCTAAGGTTACACAGTTTTTAAAAAATGCAATTAACTGCGCCTTGCGTTTGCTTTCGTTAAAAAGTCCGTAGCAAATCACATCGGATTTATTGTCGTCAACAATCCAATCTGTGCGCCCTCCTTCCTCTGTTGCGTCATATGCTGTAAATCTATGCACGGCCCTATCCCTCCTCATTTTCGGGAATGTGGAAAGCCTCAACGGCTTCCGTCTCACGTTCAATAATCCGCTCTAGGGTTTGGGTTGGGTCTGTGAATGTCATGATGTTTTCTCCTGTTATGGGTTGCCCGCAATGGGTCTTATTCTGCCTCTACGTTAAATTCCGCGTATCCTGTTGCGCTGTCAAACTCCGCTATTTCGCATTGCTCTCTAGCGTGGTTATAATCTCGCGCTTGCACGGTGATTGAGTGCCACGTGGTTCGCGTTAGCACCCATGCCTCCAGCGGCTTTTTAGGCTCTGGTCTTGCCTCTGGATAAAGGCCAATTCGTCCACCGTCTCTGATATGTTCCATCATATCTGACAAGCTCACGTCTGTGCTGTCGGTTTCATCATCATAAACTAAACAGAATTCAAAACCCTTTAAAGCTTCTGCTTCACAGTGTCTTAGGCTGTCGAGTGTATCAAAGCTTAAGGCGTTAGGGGCGCATACTCTCCACCACATAAACCCGTCTTTCATGACTTCGGGCGCGAAAGTAATATTCTCAAAAATTGGCTTGGCCATTTGGCAGTCTCCTGTTCGGGTTGCGCTCAATGCGTCTTGCCCTCTCTAAATACACGTTGGGGTGTCCCAATCAAGTAAAAAATGCAAAAAAGATGCAATTATTTTTAAGCCTCATAGAGCCTTGTTTGGGTCTTTTGCGGTGTGTATGCCCATAAACACGCTAAAACGCTCTCACAACGGCTTAGGATTGACCTCATGGCAAAGAAAAACGCATCAGACGACCCAAAGACGGTGAAAGAGCTGTATGAACTCAATCAAATCCAAGCCTCTGAACTTGCTCGGCTCCGCCCCATGGTCTTAGACATAAACCCGAATGCCCTCTTGCACGGCCTGCCTGACCCAATAGACGCGCCAACGGATAAGACATTCAAACTCATGCTTGCGTGTGGTGTGGCTGGCCTCACTCCAACTGAGGTGCGCGCCCGATGCGGCATAACCTCGGACCAACACAACCAATGGCTCACAACAAATCCCGCCTATAAAACGGCATTCACACGCTCAAGAGATGCCGCCTACATGCGACAAATGCAGGCAATCCGCCTCGCTGTGTCCTCAAAAGACTGGAAATTCCCGTTCAATAACGCCGTTAAAATGCTCGCTGTCATGATGGAAAGCGACGAGAACGGCAGAGACATAGGCGACGCCTCAGAGCTGATCACCCTCTACACAGGCTAGACTTCCCCAATCCCCTCCCCTATACCCCCTACCAGTCCAAGCCTTGATTTCCACACCCACTCTCCTCAAGGCTTGGGCGCTCCCCCCATACACGATTACTCACAGCTAATCACAGCTACTCACGCCGCCCCACGCGCTCCGCGCCCATCCCTGCGGGGCTACCACACTGCTGCGCTAGGCATACTCAGACCACATAAACCCGCCACAACAGCACATAAACAGGCCTGAACGCCACATAATACACCGCAAAGCCATGCACTCAGGCATAGCCCCAACCTGCCAAAATAAAGGAAAATAAAAAACTTTTTAGAGATGGACAATTTTCTAAGACAAGCTCGGCCTTGCGCGTGCGCGTGAGATTTGCCCCTCAATATCAATAAAACATGACGCAACATTATTTCACTGGGTCTCACTAGCTGTATTGTATAAAAAACATTGCGCATTCATTCTATTATGCGCCTGCATTGTCTCGTTATCCGTGGTAATTGGGGTAATATTCACCGATTGGGCTGTATCATGTGCAATTTGCGGAGGTCTCAGCCGCTCCTCCACACACTAACCCATATATACCACATACCTTCTTGGTCATGATGATCTGCGCGGGGTGATAGGATAAATGAAACATAGACCAGTGCGCAGCACACATTCTAAAAGAACTACAGCACACATTCCTCAGGAAGACTTTCATGAGGGGGTGGGGGGCGAAAATGCGCGATGCCTGCTGCCAGTATAGGCATCCTCCTCTAATTTTTTTTGCGAAATGGTTTTTTGTTTTTGGAAAAGTTTTTCTTTTTTTTATTTTTTTTTGGTTTTGTTCTTTTGTCGCTCAGAAAATTTTTTTGAATGTGTGTCGTGATTTGCGGTGAAGGTTTTATTCCTGTATGGTGTTTTGGCTGGACTTCTTGTTTATTTTAATTGGGCCGCTTATTTGTAGGGTAAACTGGTTGGTTCTTTTTTAGTTGAGTTGTTTGGCTGGGGTGCCTGTGATGATGGGCGCCCCGAATTTCAAAATTTAGTTTGGGGATTTGATTGAGAACTAGCGCTGCGAGAATTGGACGGGTTCGGATGAAGGGCGGCGCTGACTTGCACATTTTTCCTCGTCGTGAGGTTTGTGCTTTCTCTCAGGATATGATCAGCGACGCGCGGACGCTTTCGCGGCTACCGGGCGAACATCCGATTTGCGGATATGCGATTGTGTGTTGGGACAAAAGAGGGTTTACTGGCGTTGCGGTAAATTATGACGATCACCAAAATAGTTTTACGCCGCCTGAGAATATTCCTCACTATGCCTTTGATCGTCTTTCCGGATTTATGCGAAAGCACGATTTGATTGACTGATGTAATTTTATGGTTATAGAGATTTTTGAGTGCATCGCCATTCCCCGATAATCTCCAAATCAACTTATGTGGCACTTTGCGCCCCATTGTGCCTCATCCCGCGGATCTCTCGGTCTGCGGGTTTTTTCTTGCATAATTTTTTGCTTTTGTTAGTTGCTTTTTGCCGCGCTTCCGTCCAGGTAGCGGTGGGCCCTCATCGTCGCCAGCTGCCGTTGTTTCGGATGCAATGCTCTCGATGGGGGCTTTTCATTTTTAGATTTGCGTGATAACGATTGAACAAATCGGAGATATTCAATGTCAAATCCAGTCCTTAAAAAGCCTATCGAAATTGTCGGCGCTGCCGATACGCCGGCTCTGGTTCCGATTGATATTTCTGTTGGCCGTAAGGCGTGTATTCATTGCAGAACGAACTCCCCGGTATCTGGATTGGTTTATTTGACATCTGGCGAGGATCCTGATGCTTCTGCATATACGATAGAGGTCCAACCTGGTGGACTTTATGAAATCCCATTACAACATTCAGGGGAGGTTTGGACGGCCGGTTTAGCTGGTGCCGCTCTAATGACTGTTACTCAATACGGTTAGGAGCATGTATGCCATATTTCGGCAATTCCAGCGGCGGTGGCACTGGCGTTACTGCTGCGCAACAGTTCGATCTTAATAAAATTGACGAAAACACGCCTGATGTGGGCGGCGTAACCGATGCTGGGCAAATTGTATTATTTGAAGGTCGTCAATGGATTAGAGAGGATGGGCTGCCTTCAACCATGCCTGCGTCTTTACCAGCTCCGGGCTGGCGTGAATACTCGCCAGAAGGTTCGTCAGATAATTTATTTTCCGCTAATTTAACGACAACACAGGCGCGAAGCCATACTCTTGACCATAATTTTGTCATTGGGAAATCAAATGCCAATGATAATCTAACCTTTGAAATGGAATTGCAGTCATTTGGGCAATTTGGGCTTGATGCGAGGGATTACGCGGCTGACCAAAATACAGTCGTTTCAAGGTCTGTTTTTGACTTACACGGCGGCGCAATATCCATGCGTTTTATCGGTGATAGTAAACTATCCATCAACGGCTCTACTGGGTTGCCTCGTCAACGGGTTTCCTCTTCAGGTGGAGCGGGTGCTGATGTCCCAGGCTATCAAAATCCATCTATCGTAGAGGCAGAAGGAAGTTTTGATTTTAACGTGAATGCGCCTGGATTAAACTTAGCAAACTTCGGCAATTACTATTGGAATAATACTGCAACAGCGCAATACCCTGTCGGCCTTTATTCAGTTGTGTCCAGCTTCAACACGGCCTCTGGTTTTGATTTATCGCCTGAAACTGCACCTGCTGTAGCTTTTGGTGGGCAGACATATCAAATATTCAACGGCGTGTTATCTGAATTTGGTGGTTCAGCGTCGGCTACTTTGTGGGTCCCAAGCAGTCCGGGCGGTACTTACCGTGCTGGTGATCTTATTACATTGGGCGCACATAGCGTGACGGTGTCATTGGCGGCCGGTGAGATGATGTCTTACCGCTTTCTTACGTCGCCGGCCGTAGACACGGTTACGCTGAACAATCCAAATGGGGATATTTTATGGCCTGATGGCTCAATACTCACAGGATTACCTTCGGAAATTGGAATTTATACCCTCGTTTCTGACGGTACGGACTATCGACTTTACCCGCAAGCCGATGTGACAATCAATCAAGCGGGCGGTGTCGGCACAGCTTCAACAGAAGATTTGTCCGCGATTATCACAAACTAAGTTAGGAGCCCATCATGGCCGCAAATGATTATGTAACAGAAGCAACGGGACAGGCCCTTGCAACAGCAATAAATACCTCTTTAGGCAATATCCGGGCGCGGGTTGATGCTTTGGGTACAGCAGAACACACGGTAGCGGATTTTGCAGCTCTATTGGTGTATGATGATGGCCTTGCTGCCGCCGATAAACTAAACATCGGTGATATGGTTGATGTCGCGGATGCCTCTGGCGATCCGTCACTCACGTCTGGTTGGGGTGTTTATCGAGTGATTGTCACGCCGCCGTCTCAGGCCAGTGATTTCCGCCTTGCTGCCGCCCAAGAGTTTCAGGGTGCCGCTTTGCCTGCATCTACGGTAGACCTTTCGGCCCTTATCACAAACTAAAAACCCGTAATAATGGAGGCCGTTTATGGCTGATGCAGATTATGTCCGTGAAGATCGTGCAATTGAACTTGCGAACAAGATCGAGACAGCTTTAAATAATCGGCCTTCATTTGTGGAGGCTCAACCCAAAACCGCTGCGCAGCGCAAGCAAGCCCGAGACAATACACTCTCTCAAATCAAATCTGTTGATACCATCGCAGATTTACGGCTTTTAGATGTTGCTGAACAATCGGTATATGTGAACGGTTCCTTCACCCCTGGAGACGGCGGTGAAGGCCGTTTCATTTCAGATGGTTCTACAGGCCATACAGCTGCGGAAGATGACGGTGTGCTTAAGCTGGTGAGTGATGCCGGCCTTCTATACGAAAAAGCGGACCGCGTCGGGCTGAAGGCAGTCTTCTTTGCTGACCTTCAGCCCGACGCTAACCCTTCTTCTGGTCCAGATCAGGTTGCTAAGACGGTAGAGTTCTTTGAGCGGCTTAAGGCCAATCACGGCAACTCTGACTATGGCTTCTTTGTAGGCGACTTGGTGGATAGAGGATATCCTACTGCCGCGGAAGAAGCTGCGAATACTGTCCCGTGGTACACCTTCAATGACATCCGTAAAGAGATCGACGCGGTTCCGATTAACATTTCTACACTATTGGGCAACCATGACGTAGACTATCGACCTGGTGCTGTTCACCCTCACGGAAATACATTCATAGAGGGTTTGAATAGCTTCGAGAGACAATACTACTGGCAGCGCTTCGGGAATATCGTCGTCATTAACATGAGCAACTTCCATGACGCCACAGCGTCCCGTATCCCTGACTACATTGTAGATTGGTGGGAGAAGATTTGCTTAGCCCATAAAGACTGCTTCATCATCACCAATACCCATGCGCCTCTACAGGGCGCTTTGTACTATACGATATTGGCGGATACGGCCACGACTGGCACAGGTCCAGTGACCATGACGAGTATCTTAGGTGACTTGTACTTGAACCCGACCTCTCTCACAGATGGGGAAGAAATTCATCTGCGTATCGTGGACGGCAATGAATGGGAAATATCCAAGGGCATCGTCTCTAATAACGGATTTACTGTTACACGTTCCCTAATCACGTCGTCTACGGGATCATTACTTAATCTGACCGGAAACGCTCAAGTATTCACACTACCTAGAGATGAAAGTGTCGCTACTTGGGAAATCACTGAAAGTGAACGCTTCTATGATCGTATGCTACGTGCGGATGACCCTGTGCGCGTGGATGCGTGGTTCAGCGGCCATGTCGGCACCCGCATGGCTACTCACCCCGAAAGAGGCCATACCGTAGGTTACGGCGGAACCCACTTCTTCAACTGTGGTTTGCACATCCCTGCGTGGGCAGAAGGGGGCGCCGATTGGGACATGACTTATATCACCCTTGAAGCCACAAATGGCTCCAATGAGGTTAAATTCCGTAGGTTCAACCATGAAACCGAAGAATACATAGATGATCAGGAAGTTACATTAACCGTTCCGGGCCCTATCAAAGTCGAGAAGACATTCCGCTATGACGGGCGGTATCAAATGGATGAGCGGTTCGCTACATACGCGTCACCTCAAAATATTATGGTGCCGTATAACCGAGTGTGGAACGAAGACCGTACTGCTGCTATCGAAGATCTCGGCCCGCACGTAATCCAGAACTTAGGCTTGTACGACACCCAGAAGAGTGCCTTAAACGCTGGTTTAGAAATCGGACAAATTATCACTGTCCCAGGTGGTGTTAGCACCATTGACGGATTAGGCTTAGAGCCAGACCCTACGGACGGTTTGAGAAACTATGGCATTGGTACAGGCCTGATCGCTCGCAGGATTTCAGAAGCCGACGTGTCATATGCTACAGACGCATATCTCCGTGCCTCCACATCAGGCAGAGACATGGACAGTCTCACTCAGGGATTAGGCGCCCACCATGACGAAACTTATTCATCGCTGAATGGTGAGCGTCCACATTGGATTTCCCCTTGGACGGAGATCGACGCTGCTACAGCCCCAACATCGGGTACAGATTTTGTTCATAATCTTGGCGCAGATGACGTCGAGGTGATTGTTAAATTTAGAGAGAGTGGCACTCAATTCCCGAAATGGAATTGGGGGATGTCCTCTTGCGTCTCCACGACAACCGCAGGGAACCGTTATGATGGCAGCGTGTTTGAAAAAGATAATAATACTGTTTCAATCGCCGTTGGAAATGACGGCGTGTTCGCTGTTGATAATGCAATCGGCGCCGCGACGACAAATTTCACAGTGGGGGAGTTTCAAGTCATTGTGAAACGATTACCAACTGTCGTCACAGAGGTTCTTTAGGAGTTAGTTATGGGTAGCGTTAAAAATATTGCGGTTGTTCCTGGCTCTACGCTGACGGCACAAAATACAGCTATTGCAGCGAATACGGCTGATATTGCGGCTTTAAATGCCTCACAGGCCGCTCAGACCGCCCTCATAGACCTAAACGCCACCAAGGCTGAAGTGGCACTCCTTCAAGCTGATAATGACGCTCAGGACCCTTATACGGCGTTTGCGCGGCAGGCTGATAATTCCATTAATTGGACGCGCGAAAGCGGGGCAACTGGATCCATTGCGGCACCTACAGATGACGGTGAGCTTGATTGGAATGAAGTCACTGAAGAGAACGTTCAGATAGAATGGGGTCAGCGCTATATTGTCACTGATGCGGCTGCAAGCCTCATACAGCCTGCGGACATTCCGACTGGCGATACGCCTAATTGGTACGTGGTTCGTAATAGCACTAACATTTTAGGCGGGAACGCCATCCTGATCACAGGCGAATTTTCTGTCCCTGTTACGGGTGAAATTGTATCAAACTTAAGGGTTTTACCGAATACGACGAATGAGTTTGTCTATGCTGATGGTACTCACCAACTTGATATCGACCGTCCATTATCCGCCGCATATAACACAGAGAACTTTGCGAGGGGCGATATTCTATACCAAGGTCATAATTATTTACTGACAAATGGTACAGCCAATGAGGAGACCATCAAAGTACAGGCGCGCGCAGTGGGTTACATGAACCTAACCGTTGGCCGTATCAACGCAGGAAATATTCGCGTTGAACAGAATGACATGGATGCGCCGGACCAATTTCTCTTCGAAAACGGGACGGTTAATAATCACTTCATAATCCCCGCCCATCGCAAAGGCGGGGTTGTTACGCTACAATCTGATAATCAGGGATATTTTGAAGTAAGACGCTCCTGGCTTGAAGAGAGCACGAGCACAAATATACTGAATTATATCTCTGTTGGCTTCCGCTCAATCGGAACGAATGCAGTCTCCCGCGTCACTGGAATTGTCTTTAACGATATCGACGGCAATCCTTACCCTGCAAATGCTTGGGTTTATTCAGGTGATCTTGCAGCATGGACAGGCGGCGCGGCCACTATTACTCATGACAAAACAGCCTTTAACGGCTCTATTTCGCTCGGTTCTAATCGTCAGGGTATGCTCAATTTTGAATATGTCGGCGACACTCCAAACGGCATTAGCTCCATTACGGGCACCGCATCTAATGGCGGCGATTTTGACGGTGCCGTCCGCGTCCAATTTGCAGGAACGAATGAAGGCACTGACTTCACAAGCGTAGGGGCTGTTTCAGCAACACCTTGGATAACAGCGACGTCAGCCTCTGTCACGGTCACAGACCAAGCGGCGGAATTTGTTCCTAATCAGGCTTATGAAGTTGGTGATGTGTTCTCATGGCCTGAGCAAAGCCCCGCTGATGATGATTTAGGTCAGTGGTTTAACTGGCGTGTTGATACTGCGATTGCAGAGAATGAATTTTCTGTCTTTGACGATAGCAACGTCGCCGCGGTTGAGGCCAAGCTAACACGCTTTGGCATTCAGCAAGTTGATGCGGGCAATTATTTCCGTATCAGAGAGACTGGCACAGGGCTTCTTGATTTTAATATTATGTCTGTTTTGGATAACACCAATCACGACACAATGGAATTGAGCGCTGTTCAAGGTCCCGATGAAGCTGAGACAGATGTGCGTCTTAGCCTCCCGTTCAATGCTGATAGTTTCATCACAGTATGGGAAGATTTCACAGGGCTGGACCTCACTAAGCCCGTAGGTTCAAATCAAGAGTTTAGACTTCCTGCAGGGAATAAGATTAGAGCTACCCGCGAAGGTAATGCAATTAAGGTTATCCTTGAAAGCCTGTCATCTGCCGCTGGTGATCTGTCCGTTGATAATGATGTTGTTGCCGGCTCGCCTATAACGCTGAACCCCGCAAGAAATAGAATAATCAATCGGCCAATTGCAGGCGGCGCTATTGAGCTTTTAAACGTCATTCCGTTTGATTTACCTCTGTCTAATTCAGCTATCGACTTAGGTGTAGATTTGAGTACAGCTGGCGCTGTTGACCATATGATTATGGTTGTCACGCATGATGGCGGGTCAAATAATGGCGATGGGACGGCCTCGCCTCGCGTTGAACGGGAAACTCTTGCGGTTTCTAATCAAATTCGTCTCGATACGTTTGGCAGCGCATATTTACGACTTGATGTGACAGACCTTGCGGCGGGACAATTTACGTTGTCAGATAGCGGCTCGAACATGAGGCTTCGCGCGATCAAATTATATGGGGCGGGATAAAAGGACTGAATTATGGCTGATAGTGTAACTGACAATAAACTTGTAATAGGGCTGATCCTTGCGGCGGTTGGCTTCATGATGATAGGCCCAAATAAGTCAGCGGAAAATAATGCAAATGCTGTTGGGAACCTTCCCGCCACAAATGCAAATGTGGCCGCGAATGCTCAAGCGATAGTTGACAATTACCAACAGCTGAGAGCCGATATAACTCGTGTGGAAGAAAAGGCGGATAAGGCTATTAAAACCGAAGCCAATCTTATCCGCACTGAAATTAGCCGGCGCGAAACTGAAACCGTCAAATATATCGACACTTTGGATCAGAAGAACACAAACCGCGTCGACAGAATAGAAGGGCGGTTGGAGCGCGATGAGGATTTGCTTTTTGACCATGCAAATAGCCCCTCTGCCGAACACATAAGGCGGCACGATTAAGCTTCACTTGTTCTTGATTTGACAATAAGTGATTATCTGTCCATTGCCTGTTAATTCAAAAAACAGGATTGGACAGAGTTATGGAACTCAAAACTGCTACACAAACATTTCAGCGCGTTGAACGGGATTTAGGCTCGCTCATTAAAGGGTCTTTACAAAAAAATGCCCCTGAAATCCTTGGAACGGATGAAGCTACTCTAGCCGGCTATACAGCGCGCCTCGCTAAAATCCGTGAAGATATGTTTGAACTTCACAACGAAATTGGCGCCAACACCGCAAATGCCCGCGGCCCAGGTCGTAAATTCGACGAATAACTTCCATGTTACCTTTTGACGTATCTGCGATTTATCAATCCATTCTAGCTTTAGGCTTAGTCGGTTTGATGGTTTTACATGGTACGTCAAAAGAGAAGCTTGCGGCGGGATGTGCGGCCTTATGGCTTGTACTTTCGCTTATTGCTCAAGATCTGACCCACAATATGACCCCCGCGCTTATGGGAATTGTGATTGGATTTATTGTTTGTTATTTTCTACGCGAAAGCGTCCACACTGAAGAAGACCGCTGGTTAATGCGTCTTCACGATGTAGTCACATTCTCAATGCTAAGTGATTTAATGTACTTAGTGTTGGAGTTGACGGATAAAAATGAAGTTGTAAGAAAGACTTATCAGCATTTAGGAGCATTTTTGTTTCTGCTATTCATCACAATGGTTCTTCACCATAGTTTAGGAAATGGAAAAAATGATCCAAGCTTTTCAAAACTTCACAAGCATATTGGTTCTCGCCGGCCTTAGTTTAGAGGGGTTCTTCTCAGGAAATTGGATCGCCAGCGTGATGTCCGTGCTTGTAGGCGCGTCGGTCATTTACATGAACATTCGCTCTGGAAAGCTGAAATCTGCACAAGAAAAAGAGATCATGCAGAATATAAGTGTCAATCTCACAAAGAGCGGATAATATGTCGCAGGATGATCCTACCGTTACCTCTGAGATGATAGGTTTGGTCCTGAAAATGTCTAAACTTAATCCGTCTAGAGAAGAGCTGACTTGGCCTGAAGATATGACCCATGTTGGCATTGTTGGTTGTCCCGGGATGCGACAATGTGAAATCAAAACCACATTTAGAACGCTGATGTTTCGTGAGCGCGGTATGGCTAGCAGCCATTTTGTGACTATAAGCATGGAGCAAATCATGCGCCGTATTTGGGTTTCTATTATGAAAGCCAATGATGGGATGGCTCCGGAAGAGGCCCTTAGAAGCGGCCTGAGGACTTTGCCAGGATTTGACTACCTTACTCTATCAGATGAGCTTATCGTTACTGACGAGCAAATGGCGGCTATAGAGGCCAATTCTAAGAGCTAACTTGTAAACCCCCCTGAAATATTATTAAAGCTGATTAAACAAAGGACGGGTTTATGAGCTATCAATACGACTTTCGCCATGCTTCCACGCTGAAGCGGGCTCTTAATTCCAGCGCATTAGTCAAAGTCGTTCAAGGTCCGGTTGAAAGCGGTAAAACCTTCTGGCTCATCATGTCGATTTACAAAGATATGTGTTCCATGCCGCGGTGTTTGGATGGGATAAGGCGATCGAGGTATTTGATTGTCCGCTCAACGCAAGGCGAGCTTGAACGCGGGATCATGCGTTCATGGAAAGATATTTTTAAAGAAGAGATTTACGGGCCAGTTAAAGGGTCCATGCCAGCTATTCACAAGCTGAAGTTTCTTGATGTTGAATGTGAGATAGAGTTTTTCGCGTTTGAAGATGATAGCGTACAGGTGCTAAAAAAGCTGCGCTCCACGGAATACACCGCCGCGGCCTGTAACGAGGCTCAATATCAATCGCTTCGGCAGGTTCTTGCTATTCGCCAACGTTGCGGCCGTTATCCTCGGGCCGTGGATTGTCCAGATTGGGACCGTAAGCGGCGTCTCTGGATTGATATGAATGCTCCGCCCTTAAATGATCATTGGGCTCTCTACATGCGCGGGGATATTCCTTATCCGGCTGACATGTCTGAAGACGAAAAACGTCAACTTCGTTGCCCGGATGATTGGGAATTCTTTGTCCAACCTCCAGCGGTCCGTCCTATTTATGATGATTTTGGCAATATCTCTGACTTTGAACTTCATCCGGATATTGAAAACCTGCCATATCAAGATGAAGAGGCAATTCTGTCCATGTGCCAGACTGGCGACATAGACGACATAAAGCGCGACTATATGAACGAAGTCGTTCAGATAAAGAGCGGGAAGCCAAGATACCCTCAGTTTAAGCGCGATTGGCACGTTCATAAGGGCCGTATGAAGCCCGTCAGTGGCGTTCCTGTCATTCTTGGATGGGATCCAGGCAAATATGGCGCACTGACGTTCTGGCAGCGTGTAAATGAACAATGGCGCTGTGCCCATGAAGTCAATGCGCGGTCTAATCCGAAACTTCAATCTGCGGATAAGTTTTTGGACAAGGTGATTGAAATTTTAACGACACATTATCCGTGGTATCGAGAAGCCGGCTTGGTCGGCTGGTCTGATCCTTTTGGCTCCAGAGACACAATCTCTTCTGAATTCACATATTGGAACGTCGCAAGGCAGAAGGGAATTATGTTCAATTCTCCAGCTGCTAAAGATAGCCCATCGCTACGGCATGAAACAGGCACAAAAGTCATCACGGCAAGTAATATGGGTTTCCCGAAAGTGATGATTTGTCCGATTGGGGCGCCTACACTGGTCGACGCCATGGATGGCGGTTGTGTGATGCAACAGATCCGCCGTGCAGGCGATATGGTCACTCAGGACAAGATGCTGAAGAACAAACACGCAGATGTTGTGGAAAGTGCAGAATATGCGTGGTGGGGCGGCGGTGAAGATAACTCAATCGTGGTTGCTCCAGGCGGGACCGCGATTGAAAATCGTGTTGATACCCTTCGTCATGATACCAAGCCTACCCGTAAAATTCGCTCTGGACGGAGGCGCTCATGGAGCCGGTAAATCAACATTTAGACCCATTTGTGCCTATATATTGGAATGTTGCCTTTATTCCCGCCGACGAGAATAGATGGTGGCATTTCTTCACAAAACACTGGTGCCGCCATGTGCTTGCGTGGGGATTTGTGCAGAGAACTCAGAGCTGGATTGTCATAAACCCTCAAGAGAATAGGACTATACTTACGGCCATTCCTGATAGTCAGTTTGACGAATATCTTGAGGTTATTCTGTCTAATAAGGCAACAGTTTTGCAGATTAGATCAGGTTCAATCCCATATTATAAACAAAGAATTTTGCAAACTTGTTCGACTGTGGTAGCGCGTGTCATCGGAATTAACGGTCCAGCGTTGACACCTTCAATGCTTTATGGGCAGTTAATAGCGAAAAATGCCACTGTAAAAACGGACCCGTTCAATGTCTATAAAATCCGAAGCTCCTGAAGAAGATCCTGAAACTGTTGCTCGGCGCGAAGCGGCTGAACAACGTGCCGATGCTGGTAGAATTGATGAAAGCCGCGATAACCTTGGATTGGAAACTCGTTCAATTTTAAGACAGTTTGGCCGACAACGTGCGGGCTCAATCGCCGGCGCTATTAATCCCGGCGCGGGATATTACCCATTCAGCGGCCTTGGTGGTACGGCTGGCAGGTTTTTTTCTCCATCATTGGCTAACAGGTAAATGGCTTATAGCTTTGAAAAAAAAGAACTGGCTCGTATTGATGAGGCCCGCCAAGATCGCAATGAAGTAGCAGAGCGATTGAACGCTTTTTATGAAATGGGAATTCCCCATCGCCCTCATATTGGTTCGCAGAAAAGCTATACTGAGACGCGGGATGAAGATGAGCAAGACGACATCTTTGACAGTACGCTACAGGAAACGATTGCTGATTTTGCATCTGATCAGCTCGACTTCTTTATGCCAGATTATAAGCCCTGGGTAATCCTGAAGCCGGGCACTGAACTAACAAACTCTGCCAACGAAAATGCGTTCAAAGAACAATCTGCAAGGTGGCAGGATAAGTTTTACTCGCTCATTCGGAATACTAATTGGTACGAGCAAAACTTGGAAGTCTTTCATGATTTGGCCGGCGCTGCCGCGGGTACAATTATTCCTCACGCTCCCCCAACTGAGGACATTCGGATCCGTCCTGTTCTTATTCATAATCTTCTAATGGATGAAGGTGCTTTTAATGATTTGGACGGCCGTTGGGATGAATTCTGCTGTAAGCGCCGTCACCTCCCTGAGATGTTTGGTAAGGATATTCTCAGTAAAATATCTGGCAAGACCAAAGATAAGAATGGTGGCCAAACTGTCACTGTAATTCAAGGCTGCCGCCGTCACGCCCTTCCTGCTGGCGGCTATGTATGGATGTGGGTTGTTGCGATTGATAATAAGATTGTGCGCAAAAAGAAGCTTGGTAAAGGCGTCCCTCCACCGATGAATGTATGCAGATGGCGCCATGCTCCACCTTCCGCGTGGGGCCCTGGTCCAGCGGATATTGCAATTACGGCCGCACGGACACTTGATGAATTGGCATATATCAATCTCCGTAAACTGGCGAAAGAGGCTGACCCTCCTATGAGCTTTGTTGCTGATGGTGTCTTTGATCCAGATGGCGGTGTTGAAAATGGAACTTATCTTGCGCGGCGGATGGGCTCTGAAGCACCAAGCCCATTATATGAGCCTACATCCTCCCAAAATCTGTTCTTTGATAGAGACGTTTTGAAATACACAGTGAAAAAAGCGCTCTATCAAGATAAGCCTGAGCAAGCCGGCAAAACCCCGCCAACTGCATCTCAATGGCTTGATGAGAAAACCAGTCATGAGCGCCGCCAACAAGCGCGTCGGCGGGTTTATAGAGAATATGTTCTGCCTTCATTGCGTAGATTTGCCTATGTGTTTTCGGCGCGTGGTGAGATTGAACCCATCCGGATTGACGGAAAGAATATCCAGGCAGAATTTGTGTCTCCACTTTCCAAAGCCTCTGATGCGTCGGAAGTTTCTAGCGGTATGCAGTTTGCACAATCTGTTATTGGGATATTCAGCGAGACGGGACTTGGTTCTATTGATGCGTTTGAAACTATTGAAAACTGGCAAGAGAAGCTTGGCGATACAACGGTTGCGCTAAAACAACCAGATCAACAGGGAGACGTTGTTCAAGAACTCCTGAAGGGTGGTCGCAATGTCGTCTAACAATCCTCGTCGTTTCAAAGACCTAAGAAAAGCTCAATCTCCTGATCTGCCCCGCGTTAGAAAAAATGCTAAAGACCTTCTTGGTTCTTTGGGCGGAACTATGGCTGGAAATCACCTAGAAAACTTTTTAGCCGCGGAATTACTTGCGGTTTGTCCTGATAATTCATACGAAGCGTTACTTGAAGACCGCGGCCGCAAGGCATTGGCTCAAGAATTGTTAAATATGATTGAACAGGACGGACCTAAAAATGAGACACTTTCTAAACCTACTAAATAGAGCTGCATTCGCACCTTTCCCTGATGATAACGGACAATCAACAGCTGGCGCGGATGATGCGACTGGCGGAACTGGAGATGGCGCGGCTGGCGCTGATGATGTCTCAGCGGCGGAAGAGGGCAAGTCTGCTGAAGATGTGATTGAAGCTGCCCACGGCGCGGATGAAGTTGACGAAACAGCCGATGATAATGCAGATGATAGCCAATCTGCCGATAATGATAAACCTGCCGAAACTGAAACCGAAGGCGAGGAAGAAGAGGTTGAGCGGGTTGTCCCGGAAACTGCGGACGAATATGACTTCACACTTCCTGAAGACATCGGTCTGAAAGATGAAAAGGGAGATCCTTTCCAATTTGCTGAAGGTGATGAGTTTGTCCAACAAATGCGTGAAATTGCTCATGCTGATGGGATGTCTCAGCGCGCCCTTACTGAAGCCCTTGGGCTCTACGCAAAAGTCCAGAAAGCGTCACAAGAGAATTTCACCGCGCAAACTGCAAAGGCTCAAGAAACTCGCCTCACTGAAGAACTTGGCAAGTTATCATTTAAGGACAAAGAGGGCAAAGATGTCACTGGTGAAGCCCGCGTTAAGGCTGTTTTAACTTCAATCGAAGCCATTGGAGATGAAGCATTAAAGGCTGATTTAGTCCCAGCTTTTGTCGACGCAAAAACGACTTTGGCACTAGAAAAATTAGTGGGGCTTGCTTCTGAAGGAAAAATCGGTGATGGTAAGTCTGCCAAAAAGAATGATTTGGACGGTCTTAGCGGTGAAGATGCTTTAATGCACATGCGATCAAACGAACCGGTCTAACGAAGGAGCCAAATCATGAAGGCAATGACCATTGTAGAGCATAGTAAGACTGAGGGCACCAGTGCTCTTACTCGGGCCTATGTTGAAATTTTCGCCAAACAATCTGACATTATCGCGGCCTTGCCGTACAAAAATGTCAATGGCGGCGCGTACCCTTACACAATCGAAGATGAGGGTGGCGGCATTGCCTTCCGTGGTATTAACGAAAGTTATACACCGGACATCGGCGTTGAAAATCCCCAAGTTGAAAGCCTCTTCATTGCTGGTGGCGACATGGATGTGGACATGTTCTTGCTCAAGACCCAAGGCGGCGGTCGTCGTGCGCGGGAAGAGATGAAGAAGCTTAAGCGCCTCTCTCGGAATGTCACCAACGCCATTCTTAGCGGTGATAACTCTACGAATGTTCGTGAGTTTGACGGCCTTCAACGCCGTCTCCGCGGTGATCAGCTGGTTGATAACTCGGCCGGCGCTGCTGGCGGTGCGCCTCTCTCACTGATGGCCTTAGATGATCTTTGTTCCCGTGTAAGCGGCGTGACACATTTGATAATGAACCGCCGTTTCCGCGACGTTCATTTCTCTGCTCTGCGTCGTAACCAGTCTTTGACGGGCAACATTGAGCAATCCATTGACGAGCTTGGTAAGCCTGTGATGATGTATAACGGCATTCCTATGTTGGTTGGTTATGAAGTTGGTCCTGAAGACCGTATCTTACCATTTACAGAAGTTGCGCCTGGTGGCGGGGCGGCTGAAACGTCTTCCATTTACGCGGTGAACTTCAGTGACGGCTACGTTTGCGGATTGCAGGACAGTCCCATCATGACACGCGACCTTGGAGAGCTTGAAGACAAGCCCGCCAAGCGTACACGGATGGAATGGTATAATGGTATGTGTATCGAAAACCCATATTCCGCTGGTCGGTTACAGGGCATCTCAGACGCTCCAATCATCGCCTAAATAATTCAACATCTGGCGCATTGGCGCCGGGTGAACTCTTTTTGTAAAGGAAAACGGACATGGTTACTCGTCCACGTACATATACTTTCGATGCCGCTCTCGCTCTACACATGACGATTGCTGCAACTGATACCGCCCTAGCTGCTGATGGTTCGGGTAATTACACCCCTCTGACAATGGCCGCCAATAGTGTTGGGCAAGTCAACGGTGCTGATCAGGTTATTGACCTTGGCTCAGACACGGCTGCCTTCTCTGGCGTTGCGGTTGTTGATGTTGGCAGCGTTGCTGGTCAAACGACCTTCTTGGTCCAAGGATCTGACACTGAAGATTTCAGCGGTGATGTCATTAATCTGGCTTCTATTCCTCTAAATGTCGGCGGCGGACATCTCGGCGGTGCCAACGTTGACGCGCTCCCTGATCGCTATGAAGCCCCATTTGTGAATGAGCAAGGTGATGTGATTTATCGCTATCTCCGCGCATTCAAAGTTGGTGCTGGAGCGATTGAAGTGAACGCATTCGTTGGCCGCGCTAACGGACCATTCATGCCGTAAGGCGAATTTTTAAGACCTCAATAAAGGACGGTTAAATGAACTTAAAACGTGAAAAAGATGGCAAGGTAATACTGGTTGATACGGCGGAAGGCTCTTATGGCAAGCAGCTTCGTGTCACCGCTCCAACGGCTCGTGAAATTCTTCAGAACAAAAACAGTAATCGCTATGTAGCGTTGGCTGCTTTTGCGAAGGTTCAAGAGGATAAGCGCATTCAAGACGAAGTTGATCGTCGCATGGCTGCGGCCGCGGGTGGCGGGTCTAAAAAGGATGAAGGCTCTGGCGATGATACTCCGGTAGAAATTGCTCCAGACATTCTTGACGCACATCAACTTATCACTTCTGAAAATGTGGAAGATGATGAACGCCTTACTAAAACAGGTTTGGTTAAGAAAGCTGCTCTGGCTGAATATCTCGGCCGTGAACTGCAAGGCTCAGAACACCTAGCTTATATTCGCCACATGACTGCTGTTAAAAAGGCTGCTGAAGCCGAATAAACCCAGATGCATTCACGCTGCATTTCACCCCTGTCGATGAATTTCGGCAGGGGTTTTTCTTTGGCCGTTGCTTTTTTCCCAAAATTGGTGATGTTATGGCATGACCATATTTACAAATTTGATTGATGTTTTTAACGAAGCCATGCTTTCAGTAGGTGAGGCTCCTATTAATGAAAATGATAATTCGGCGTTTGCTGCGGTCTTCCGTGGCGTGGGCGAAAGCATTTCAAAGCGGATGATGACAACGCACAATTGGGCGTTTTCTCGGCGTGAATTAACCCTCGTGAAGTCGCAAGTGAATAATGGCCAAGATGGGTTTGATGATTTTGTTTATAACCTCCCTGTTGACTTTCTGAAGATCCGCCGCGTCCGCATTGGGAGGTGTAATCTCAGAGAATATAAAATCATTGGCTCTACGCTTGTAACGCACGTTGATAGTGATGAGATTATTATGGATCATACTTATTGGGCTCCAGTGGATCTTTGGTCCGCTGAATTTCGTGACGGAATGAGAATGTATTTTGAAGGTCTAATCCGAAAGTCTGTTCTTCAAGATTACAGTGAAGGTAATGCGGATATGCAAGCCGCTAGAGTGTTTATGGTAGAAGCCTATGCGCGTGAATTCAACGTCACTGGCAATCGTCATCGCAATGATGGCGGCCGTGTGGCTGCTGCACGTCAAGGCTTTGGAAGGCACGGTTAAAGATGCGGCGCTATACGGATTTCAGAAACAACTTTGCTGCTGGCGTCCTCGCTCCTGAATATCTTCAGCGCGTCGGCGGTGAACTGACTAAGCAGGGTCTTAAAACTGGCACCAATTGTTTTATCACTCAGGCTGGAACTATTCTGAGACGGCCAGGCTCAATGTATCTTGGTGAGGTTGAAGATGTTGGCCGCTTGATAATATTTGATCTATTGGACAACACTTTTCAGTTTATGGTGATGAGAGACGGCGCGTTAGATGTTTATGATGGAGATAACTTTATTCTTCAGACATTGCCGGCGCCATGGACAGAAGCGACAATTCCTAACGTCACTGTCGTAAATGAAGAGGATAGATTGATATTTGTTCATCAGGGGTTTTTCCCTCTGAATTGCACAATTGATACCGTTACTGGCATTTGGTCCTTGGAAGATTTCGTATGGCGCACAGATAGCGGCTCTACGCGTGTGTATGCGCCTTTTGCCAGATTTGATAATGACGGGGGCACGGTTCGATTAACGGGCTACACGGGCGCACAGACGGCTATATTCAGCGTCCCGTTTTTGACGGCAGATTATGTGGGTGTAAATTTCCTCTATGGGTTTGGCGCCCAATTCCGAGTTACAGCTGTGAATTCGCCTACTTCTGCAAATGTTGACATAATTGACAGGCTTTATCCTACTATAAATCTTGGGGTGCTTGATAGCAACGTTTTTAGTGTTGGTGATGCGGTTCAAACTGATGTCACGCAGGTTAGAGGTATTGTCACAGCGGTTGCTGGCAATTTTGTGCAGGTTGCTCTTACGAATAGCTATAGTATCCCTGATGTGTCGGTGTCTGATGATCTTATTGGTCCGGGTGGGGCTTCGGCTATCAATGATGTTGTCATGACTGTTGCCCCGGCTGCTATTCCTATTTGGTTTGAAGAACTGATCACGCCAGCTCGCGGTTTTCCGTCTACGGCGGCATTACACAGAAACAGACTTTGTTTCGCCGGCTTTCCGCAAGCGCCAAATTTACTGGTAGCGTCTGCAAAAAAAACTATTGATGATTTTGATGTTGGTGATGGCGATGATGCCGATAGCATAAGTGCCCGTATGGGTATGGACCCAAACATGAAGATTAAGGCTCTGTCTTCATCTGAACAGCTCTTTATCAACACAGACCGCGGAACCTATTATGTTGATGAAGGCGGTAATCGCTTATTCACTCCGTCACTGATAAATTTCAATTACATTTCCCCTGATGAAATTGGTGAGTTGCCCCCTGTTCTCACAACTGATGGTGTTGTTTTTATCGACATCAAAGATCGGGTTATATTGGCCACAATGACAGGCACCAATCGCGCTGCCTGGACTTTGCAAGACATCTCAAAACTTGGTTATCATTTAATCAAAACCCCAAAGTATATGAGCTATTCTGTTGGGATTGGCGGCGGTCGCCCTGAACATTTACTGATGGTCGTAAATCAAGACGGAACTGCGGCGGTGTTTAATCACAATCGCGGTTCTGATCAGGCTGGCTGGGTGCCTTGGGAGCGGGGTGGTAACTCTAGCTTTCATGGCGTGGCGAGCTGGCGCGGTGAAGTTTATCTTCTGGCTCAAACACTTTTCTATACTCAACTCGAAAGACTTACATTTGATGCCGTCATTGATGGTCAATGGAATAACGAGGCGGGAAATGGTGTTGGTCCAAACGGATCTGGTGGAACTGGTTTTGCCAAGCCAAGCCAAGCAACCTTTGATCCTATCTTCCATGTTTTATTTCAAAATCATGTTTTTGATGAGCAATTATTGAGCTCTCCAAATCCAAACGTAGATTATTATGGATATGACTTTTCGGTTACAATAGAGCCCGCTCCTATGGTCATTGGCCAAGCGGGACGCCAGCGCCGTCGTGCGGCGGATATTTATACTGATGTCATAGATACGGGCCGCTATATGCTTCAGGGTGTTGAAATGGATGGTTATGCTTACGCGCCTGATACGGGAAACCTGCCTGAAGTTGGTGATCGAGAAGACCGCGCATCTCAGCTTGGCTCGTCATACAATCGTGTGATAACCATTACTCAGGCGGAAAACACTGGATCACCGCTGCACATACGGTCTATAACTATGAGAATGAGGGCAAAATAATGTCGCAAGCTTTACCATTTGCTCAAGCTGGCCTTTCGTTGGCGTCGGGCGTCTTCCAATCCAAAAGCCTGAATAGACAGGCCCGCGAATTAGAACACCAAGCAAAGATACAAAATCTTCAAGGCCGGCAAACCTCGGTGCTTCACCGGGAAAGATTGAACGGCGCGCTGAACACGATTGAAGCCCTTAAGGCGACACGTAATGTCCGTGAAAGTTTTGGGACGAGTGCGCGTCGGCAAAAGACCCTCTCTAATGCCGATAGAAATGAAAACACGGCTTTATTGTCCTCACATCTTCGTGAAGATAGTTTAAACCGACAAGCGGCGTCATTGAAAAAGTCTGCTAAATTCTCATTCTTCTCCACTATAGCCAATACAGGACTAGGCTTGGCGAGCGGTTTGTCCGGTCCATAAGGGGGTCCATAGATGCCAGAAATTGATAGACAAGGTGTTGTCGCGCCGCCCTCTGGCGTAACGGATGGTGGCTTTGGGGCTGTATCGAGCGCTTTCGGTGCCGCGGCTCAAGTTGCTGGCCGCATTGGTGCGGAATTGAAAGAAGCTGAAATCCGTAAAGGCACTGAACAAGCGATTGAAGACGGAAAAAATGCTCCACGTGGAACATTAAGTGTGCCTGAACGTGAGCGTAACGCTTTGGATATATTTCGCGTTACGGATGAAGCTTACGAAAATGTCTCTGAGGTTTTGGCCATCCAGCGCGCTGAGACCGCCGCTGAGACGCGATTGGCTGAATTAGAGGCAGAACACTCACTTGACCCTAAAGCGTTCTCTGACAGCGCTGAGAGCTGGCTTAAGGGCTATTTAGGCGGTGATATTCCGTCTGACTTGGCCGCCACGGTAGAAACTTCTATTCGCGGGGAACTGAAGAACGGACTTTCGCGTATCGCTACGGCGCGCCGCAAGAAAGACACTCAAGAGGCTGAAAGCGGCCTTAATGCTCGGATTGAAGTCGGAACTGAGAAATTAGAGAAGTTTGTCCGGGCCAATGGTTTGGAAGGCATGAATGATCCTGCATTCACAAAGCTTCTGAATGATGTTCAAGCCAATTATGCGATTAAAGCCGGCAATCCTGCTTTCGCCTATTCAGATGATGAAGCGGCCCAGGCTCTCAGTAAATTAGGTGAGAACCTAAAGAAGACTGCGGCATTCAAGGCCGTAAATGATGTTTATGATGCTGGTGGTGCGAATGAGGCGTCATTAGAGCAAACTTTTGGTATCATAGAGGATATTGTCGAAGGTTTTGATTTGTCTTCTGAAGACACGCAAACCCTTCGCACGGCTCTACGAAAAGAGGTGAACGCCAAGCATGATTTGAATGAAGCCAGTATTGGGCGGATGGATAAAGAGGAAAAGCTGCGCCGTGATACAATTTCTGCCAATTTGGCTATTGGTATCTCTCGGGGTGAATTGGGCCTTCAGGATATAGAAAAGCACAAATCAGACCTTACGCCGGCTAAATATGCAGAATTGACGATTAAGGCTGACACAGTACGGGAAAAACAACTGAAAGAAGCCCGCGCAACGGCGCATGTCGAAGGGCTGATTAATGGGCAATCAACGTTAAATCCTCTGGATACAAAACATCAAAACGCGGTTTCCAGTTACTTTGACACTACGATTTCAAAGCAAATGGCTCAAAGTGAAGATCCTATTGGTGTTGCGGTAGATTTTGTCTCACGCACGAATATTGTGCCTCGGGGTTTAGAGAATGGTATTGTGGGCCAGCTTTTCAATGGCGAGGGTGAAACTCAGGTTCAAGCTGTGAATATGCTTTCGGCTATTCAGCGTGAAGCCCCACTGGCATTTACACAGTTTCCAGAAAAAGCGCGCCGTCTTTCGTCTTTTGCAAATATGTTGATGGAAGCCGGGCAATCTCCTGAGAATGCTATGATCCGTGCAAGAGAAAGCCTGTTCACTGATGATAATGTTCGTAAGGCCCGCAATGCACAATTATCAAAAAAGGTTCTGAGCGATGCTGTGGATGCCGGCATTAAGGACTTGGAGATTGATGGCTTCAAAGACAGTGTTGGGGCTAGAGCTGATTATGCGGCTCTATATGAAGCTGAATTTCTGGCGACGGGTGATGAAGCAGCCGCGCAGCATATAGCCCAACAAAGAATACAAACTGTTTGGGGCGGCACGGAGCTGTTCGGTAAAGATCAAGTAATGCGCCATCCTCCAGAGAAAATGTTTGCCGTTGCAGGGCTTTCGGACAAGCAAAATGCCAAATGGATGAAAGAAGAATTCCGCAAGGTACTCTCTGCCGCTGATGCTGATAGTTTTAAGACAAAAGACTTTGTGCCGTTGGCCAAGCGCGCAACTCTAGTTTCTGATTTAGACACGGCCCGCGGTGATGGGTCTTATGCGATCTGGTTTACGGCAGATGATGGATTTGGCGGGACTGGACGTTACCCATTAATCAGGAATGGTCTGCCTGTGCGATTTAAACCTGATTGGGAAAACTCATCTGAGAAGAAGCGTCAGATGAAAGCGGAGGCGGATGAAATAGCTCGCAACCGTGAAATTCACAGGTTCAAAACCTTTGGTGAACCTATGACAATTGAAAGTCAGACCGGGGCTGACTATATCGCTTCACTGTCGCAGATTTTATAAGCGATTGCCATTCTCACTTTAAAATGTAGTTTGCCTTCATTGAATGGAGGCTTTCATGGATGAAGAAAAATCATTACCTATTACAGGCGGTGTTAGGCAGGTTGAACCTGAGCTAGATATCCATGTTGACCGTGGCTTTGGCGATACGTTCTCAGCTGCCCTTCGTCTTGAAAACACGATATTTTCTGGCGCGGAGGCATTTGGCGCCCGCGGTGATCGTATTGATGCGCGCCGTGAAAGAGGCGAATTTGGCATATTAAATACTGAAGCTGACCCTAATTTTGATATTTTTTCAACAATTCAAGATACTGAATATGCAGCTCACTCTAGGTCTTTTATTGGAGTGCAGAATGCGGCCGAAGCGCGCGTTGTCAAAAATAAGATTGATAAAGAGCTGGCGGATAAGGAACTTCTTAGCTCTATGGGCGCAGAGGGCTTTGTAGCCGGTCTTCTGGCCGCTGTTGTTGACCCAATAAACCTGGTTCCGATTGGCGGGACTGCTGTGCGCGGCGGGCGCGCAGGGAGTACCATTTTGCAAAATACAGGCCGCACGGCTGTTGCTGGTGCTGCCGGCGCGGCTGTGGCTGAACTGGCGTTAAACCCCACGCAAGAGACGCGCACGGCTGAAGAAACTCAAATGAACATCCTGGCTGGCGCGGTATTAGGCGGGATATTTGGCGGCTCAGTTTCAGCCTTCGTAGAAGTGAAGGGTAGAAGCGGTTCAACAAGTGATCTTGGATCAAGAGTATTTAACAGCTTTGCGACGGAAAAGCATGACCTACCTAATGGAAATTCTTCTGTCGGTGCGGCACAAGTCCAAACAACCACATTAGAGCAAGAAAGTCTGACGGGATCACTTGGCGTTGGTAAAGCCCTCTCTTTTCAGTCTCCCATGACGCGCACTCTTCATAGCGGCATTGCTGACCTGCAAAGAGATGTGATGTCACTTATAGAAACTCCGTTCAAATTTAATAAAAATGAAGAAGGTATTACGTCCACGGATAGCCGCGGCCCTGTTGAAACTCAGGTAACACTTGCTCGCGCGGCTGCTGTAGAAGTCGAAGAACAAATAAATGACATCTTCATTGAAATGAGCCAAGGCCGTGCGCGTAAATTTGGGGATATTGCTGCTTCAAACCTCAAATCCCGTCTTCCGGGAAACAATGAAGCGCCAAGTCTTCAAGATTTCAAGAACTCGGTTTCTGAAGCTTTTGATATTCCAGGCGATCATCCGGATCCACACATCACCAAGGCGGTGAATGCTTATAGCAATATGTTTGAGAAAATCGGACGCCAAGCCGAAGAACTAGGTCTCATCCCTGAAGGCACCGTTGGCACGGCAACTCAGAATGGCGGTCGCTATTTCCCAATAGACTATCAAGCTGAAGCCATTATTGCGCGGCGTCCAGAATGGGAAAAGATCCTCGCAGATGATTTTGAGGCGAAGGCGGGTAATGCTGCCAATGAGCTGAACCTTGCGTCTGAAGATTTGCTGAAGCTGAAGCAACAACGTGCTGAAGTAGAAGCCTCGCTACCAGATAATAGGATGCTGGACTTGGTGCGTAATGGGGGCGGGGGTATTGAACTCACGCTTCCCAAAAGACCTATCATAGACATCCTTAAAGACCGCGGCGGCGTGGATCCTGATAGCGTATTGGCTGGTGAACTGCGTCATGCTGGTGTCACCTCTCGCACGGCTCCTGGTTTATTTAAGAAGGGTGGTCGTAAGTCTATGGATGATATTGTGGTGGAGGAATTTGATGTCCTTCGTGACAATATCCAAAATATAGAAAATAGCTTTGCTGATCCTAATGAACTTATCGACTTTATCCGGAGAGAAGTTGGCTTTGATCCAGTTAGAACGGCTGAACAGCTTCAACAATTATCGGATGAAGTGGGTGCTGCCGAAAGCCTTGGACGTTTTCTTGATGAACACAATATTGATTTCCACGTCCTCTCTAATGATCGCATTCGTCAACGTCTTCTGACGCTTGATGAAGTTGATTTGCAGGACATCCAAAGATTTCAAAGAGATGATCCTGGGCCATCACAAAGCGACTTTGTATCCTCTCAAGTTTCTTTGGCAAAGCCTGCGGCGGATGATAGTTTTGGTATTCATTCTGCTGAAGACGGGTTTTCTGTTCGGTATATTATGAAAGACGGCCGTAATCTTGCGGCTGTTGTATTTAAGGAAACGGACAGGGGAATTGAAGTGGATAACATCTTTGCCTCTGAAGGTGTCCCAAATGAAACTGCGTTTAATACCTTGGGTCCATCTGTTATTCGCGGAGCTTTACGGGCCTTCAAGCAAGAATTTCCTAATGCCAAAACTATATTTGGTGATCGTGTCGGCGGCGCTAGGTTTGGCGGTCAACATACTGGAAATCGTAGTGTGGGAAAACCGGCAGAAGTACGCCTTCCTGAAGGTAGAGGCGGTCAACTTGATCCTAATGCCAGAACTTTAGAAGAACTCGAAGCTGAATTTAAAGAGATGGACCGCTCTGGCGTCACAACCCGTCCTCGGTTTGGTAAGGTGGAAGCAGATAGATTAGAGCGTTTAGAGGCCAAGGTGGAAACTCTGCGTAAACTATCTGAAGCCAATGATCCTGTATTGGCCCGAGAATTGGCTAAGGAAGTCACTGACACGATATTAGGTGCCTCTCGGACCCAACTGCCCGATAGTGTGCTATCTGGCCCTAGAGGCCCTTTAAAAGAGCGTACCCTGTCCGTTGATCCACGCAAGACCCGTGATTTTCGTAATACTGATATTACAGATGTCGGCCGTAAATACGCTCGCACGACTATGGTTGATATGGAACTGGTTCGAAAATTTGGTCACACGGATATGCGCCGACAACTTGAAAAGTATGATGACGCATTTGAATTAAAGCGCGCTAAAGCCCTAACTGGTCATGCGGCTAAAGTTTTGAATGATGGAAAATTGGACCATTTATCGGATGCCGATAAGGCAACAATCCGTTCTGGATCGCTCCTGAATATCCAACAAATTATTGATGATGATTTCCGTAAGCTGGTAACTGAGAGCCCTACCGTTACTAAAGAGCTGCGCAAGCTTGATAAACAACATAAGCAGGTTCAAAATGACGTTGCGACAATGCTCAAGCGTGTACGTGGTGAGATGGTTACGCCTCGGGATCCGCATTCTATCTGGATGAAAGGTCAACGTGCCGCACTGGCAGGAAACTATCTACGCCTGCTGGGATTTCAAACTGTCTCTGCCATTCCAGATTTAGCTATTCCTATTTTTAAATATGGTTTCCGGCCGTTCACCGCGGGGTGGGGGCAGATGATTGGTAATTTCAAGAACTTCAATTTCGCGCGTAAAGAACTTAGGGGTATGGGTGTAGGAATTGAGATGGCTTGGGATAGCCGGCTAGAAAGCCTATCTGAGACATTTGTTGGTGAGGGCGGTTCAAGTAAATTTGAAAAAGCTGTAGACGGGACAAGTCGAGTGTACGGGATTGCAACCCTTATGACGCCTTGGAACGCTTTGAATAAGCAAATCGTTGGCGCCACGGTTTCCGACTTTATCCATGATGCGGTTGGCAGGTCTGCTGCTGGAAAATTGAAAAAAGCGCACGTCGCGGAATTGGCTAGAATGAATATCTCTCCCGAGATGTCCGGACGCATTCACGCCATGCTTCAAGAACATGCGCCTGAGTTTAAAAAGAACCGGACCTATAACCTCGATCAATGGCAGGACCGTGCGGCTGCTGATAATATCCGCCAAGCCATTCCTGCGGAAACAGACCGTATTATTCTTACCCCAAAAAATTCAAAACCAACATGGATGTCAACGCCGCAAGGTCAACTTGTTGGACAATTCAAGTCATTTGGATTTGATGCCGCGCAATCCATAATGGTTGCCGGCCTTCAAAAGAGGGATGCCGAAACTTTGATGGGAATGGTAATGATGATGTCGCTTGGCGCTATGGTTTATCAGATTAAAGAGAGTGCAGCTGGCCGCGCAACACCTTCTTTTGAAGAAGATCCTGGCAAGTGGTTCACTGAAGCGTTTGATAGGTCTGGTATGACTGGCTGGCTCATGGATGTGAACAACGTTACAGAGAAAGTGACGCGCGGGAAGGTGGGTCTTTCGGCTCTGACGAACTCAGGCCCCGCGTCCAGATATGCTTCCAGAAACGTCTTAGGTGCAATTCTAGGGCCCTCTGCGGGATTGGTTGACGATTTCTCTTCGGTCACAGGTTCGGCGTTTCAGGGGGATTGGACAGACAAAGATACTGCCAGAGCACGTAGACTTATTCCATTCCAGAATGCGCTCGGGATCCGCCGTATCTTTGATGAGTTTGAAGAGGGTTTGAATAAAGCCCTTGGTGTCGACAACTAGACATTTTTGTTTTTATGGCATAAGCCGCCTTTAAACCTATAAAGGACGGATACCATGACTGAACTTGAAAAAATGTTTAACCGTGCAACAGATGCGTTGTTTTTATCAACGTCTGCACCTGATGTAGTTATCACCCCTGAATTCATTGCGCCTATGGAGGAAAAGCTTAGACTTGCCGTAATTCGTGCAGGCTGGCCCAAAGATTTCACAGTCAAAGTTGCTTTATCTGATGAAGATGAATTTGTTGACTGTACGATTTTAAGTGCCGGTGAAGAGGTAACGGTTGGTCTGCACTTCGGCGGTGTTGGTGCCAATGTAGATGCTGACGGTGATGGGAAATAAAATGCTTAGAGGGCAGGCTTCAGAGTTTTTCACATGGCATGAGCTGTTAAGGTCTTCTGAAGCTACACGCCTTGGTATTTCTAACCAGCCTTCATTATCAGCTGCGTCAAATCTAACCCGCGTTGCAATTTTGGGGTTAGATCCAACCCGCCGTCATTTCGGAAAACCCGCTGCCCCCTCAAGCGGATATAGAAGCCCTGCCCTCAATAAAGCTATTGGCGGTTCAACGACTAGCAATCATTCTATTGGATGCGCCACTGACTTTGAAATTCCCGGTGTAGATAACTACGAAGTTGCAGACTGGATGACAAAAAACATTCCCAATTTTGATGAAATTATTCTGGAGCGATATACTCCTGGCAAACCTAATAGCGGGTGGATCCATTTTGCGATGCGTCCAGAAAACAATCGCCGCAAGATATTAACTTGGGACGGGAAAATCTATATGAGGGGTTTGGTCAGATGAGTAAACTAGAAGGCCCTGATACTGGCCATCCTGATAATCACGCTCTTATTCAACGTGAAAGTGAGTTTGAACAAAGCTTAGAGGTCAAGGAAGCCGCGACACGCGGGCGTACCTATGACATGGCAAAGGAAACGGGTTACCGTTATCACTTTACACTTGTTTTGGTGCTTGTTGTTGCCTCGTTGATTGTCTCTGGCGTCACGTTTTACTATATCGCCAACAATGAACTTGATGGGCAAGGCGCCATTATTATCGGCACCATTCTACAGGCTTGGGTAGGCGGAATGATGGTAGGGCTCTCTTGGTTCTTTGGGTCTTCGATGTCTTCACAAAATAAAAGCAAGATGCTCTCCAAAGAGCTTAGTGAGGATGGCGGGTAATGTTGAAACTTCTCACGGCTGCTACTGGTGGCAATATTCTGGCCGTCGCGGTTCCTGTTGCAATTATCCTGCTAACGGGTTCCTTTGGTGCGGGATGGCATCAAAAGGGCAAGTCATTTGAACGTGCGCAGGCAAAGCAGGCTGCCAAGCTGGATGCTCTCTCGGTGGATGTAGAGGTGGACACGAATAGGATCGCCAATGAACTGTCTGACAAAATCAAGGTCCGGACAAATAATCAAGCCAATGTGAATTTGGCCGCTATTGAAGAGGCTGCATTGCGGCAAGGTCGCTTAGAAGGTAAAGCTGAAGGTTATCATAAAGGATTTGAAGATGCTGCGAATATTCCCAACACTTGTATTACTGACCCTCAGTTTTTGTCTGACGGGATGCGCGTCGGGGCCTCAAGTAGATATGAAGCGATTTTCGGAGGCCCGGACACAACTGAACAACCTACCAGCGGCGCCGTCCTGCTCGGTTATCCCCTCGACCCTCCATAACCTTACACTCCCTGCTGATACGTCTGGCGGGGTATTTAAGACGATTAGAGACGTTGTTGAACAAGACGCTGCGGTTTCCGCCCATTATCCTGTTTTAGCGGACAAGTTCACGACGCTATCTAGCACTGTGAAGCTGAACGAAAAAGATGATGCGGCCAATCATGCCGACTATATCCAGGCGATCGAGGATGTGAAGACCGTGTTGGATGACGTGATTGAAGAAGAAAAACCCGGCAAGTGGTATAATCCTTTCGATTAGTGTCTTTGCTATTTTAAAATCCTGTGTTACTCGCGGTTTATGGCAAGGTTCGATCAATTCCCGGTAGGCAGTAGGACTGCCGAATTGCAGGCGGCCACTAAGCGCACCCTAATAGCGGCTTCTGCACCTGCTCAAGAAGCGACTGTTCCTGCGGATATTGAGGCGACAATTGAAGCCTTGGTCCAGTCTACAGTAGAAGCCCATATTGGGCCTGCTACAACTGATAATCACGCTCTCATCGTGAGTATTCTTACATTTTAAGGAAATGACATGACATTAACTACAAAAAATACGCTCGCCTTTGAATTGGTGGCAAACAAACTCAATGAACTCAAAAGCGGGATTGGGGATCTCTCCACACTTAGCACAACTGCAAAAACCAGTGCTGTGGCTGCTATCAATGAGCTTTCAGCAACCCTTACAGCCGCGTCGGGTGATTTATCCTCGCTGAATACAAATGATCAGACTAGCGTAGTTGCTGCGCTTAATGAGGTTTTGGCTGTTGCTAACGCTGCGGCTGATATTGATGATGGTGCGCCTGCTGCTGATAAAGTCTGGTCATCTAACAAAACCGCTGCGGAGATTGCGTCTGCGGTTGCTGCGCTGGCTGAAGGTCAAGATCTATCTGATTTGGCGGATGCAATTGCTGCGCTTCAAGCGGCTGATATGGGTCTGGTGTCTGCTGATGCGGCTCAGTCGTTTACTGCCACTCAACAAGCTCAGGCCCGCGCTAATATAGGTGCTGGTAGTTTGCAAGACGTAACAGCCAACACAGCTGCGGCTCTCGCAAACTCTAATGCGATTGGAGATGAAGCGGCTTATGACCCTGTTGCTGCCATGAATGCAATTCTGACGTTCTAAACTGAACCTGAATGGCTCTTGTCCCAAAATCTACAGCTGCCCATGAACTTTCTGCCCAAAAGCTAGAAAATCTTCATGGGCGGGTTTCTGTTTTAGAGAATGCCCCTGCCGGTGGCACCTTAACTGTCACGAAAAAAGACCTATTTGAATATCGTGAGATATGGGCTGAAGAAAACGGTACAATTTCGTCTGGTCAGACAGAGTGGTCTTACGGTAATGGCGCAGTTGGCTACATTGGCATCCCGCATGATGGTAAAGAGGGCTGGGAAGCCTTTGCGATGTATTTGCAAGCGGACACTCATGCTGCTGGCGCTTCTGTAACTGTTGACTGCCGCCAATTTTCAACCGCTGGAAATACGACAAATCACGATGTTTGTTCAATTACACTTACGAGCGAAACCGATGGCGGCGGGGTGGTAAACCACTCTCACAAATATGAAGAATTTTCTACGCCTCACTCATTGCCCTTCCCAACAAGCTTTGCTCCGATAGGTTTTAGAACTAGAACGGTATCTGGAACGGTGAGTGATGTGCGTGTTGGGGTCCGCCTTCGCCGTAAGATTGGCGAATATGTTTCGGATGTGAGTTTTACTTAGCTTTGTTGATGTGCTGTTTCAGCCTTACGCTGTGGGTCTTGTGCGCTTCTGCGACGGCCGCTTTTGATGTTTCAAATCCGTCCACTGGTCCACGGATCCAAAACTGAACAATCTGGCCTTTGGACTTTGCCTTAAACTGCGGGCCTTCTGGCATAATCCGATATCGGAAGTGTGTCTTCCCAAACTCTGTAATCTTCGTGAGATTGAAAACCCCTGCCCCATATTTAGAGCTATACATTCTCATGTTGGCTTGGACGTGGGTGATGTCTCCCGCGTCCATTGCTGCTTTATGTTGGGCTGGTGTCACGACCCAAAGTCCCAACCGGTCCATATCGCAGTAGGGGGCTTTCTTTCGACCTTCATCGGGCGATTGAAAATTGAGTTAATCCCTGTTTCGACCTTAAAGCCCTTGCCGGTGGTAAGGTTAATCAAAGATATATGATCGGGATATATTACTGCAATATGATCCCGTGGTATGTTGGCGTTGGTTTTTATTTCAACACCTCGCCATTGAAATGAGGGCGTACCATTAACATCAATCTCACGCTCTTTGGCTTGCCATGCCTCAATAGCGCAATCTCTTTCCGCTGTGTTGCTGAACGAAATTGACAATGGAGTTGATGGAAGTTGACCTACTTGGGCGATCATGGCTTTTAGGTCTTCTAGTGTGGGTGGTGTGTTTCTCATTGTCCAAACTTTCTCTTAGGCCAAGGCCGTTTCTGATTACCGAAGCTAGAACGGCTCTGTAGTCCTCCAGGCCGCGCAGGTATCTTGCTTTTCTGCTTTTTGACGTATTGCTGCCCATTCTTCTTAACGCCGCTGTGTGTGCGTCTCAGGCGCTCTGTCTTCGATGAGCGTTTCTTCTCAATCGTGTGACAGATTTCCATGTTACACTCATGGCGCATTACGCCTACGTTATCTCTGATGTGATGCCCGCCATTGTCGAGGTTGTTAATGTGCCCAATTACAGGAGCGTCGGGGTGGTAGCCTGACTTGGTGATGTCGACATATTTGAAGCAAGGCTGGCGTCCGTGAACGCGATCACACTGGCAAGACCATTCCTGTTCTGTGAACAATTCAACAATATCTATTTTCTCAATTACAATGAGCGACAACTGATGTGCTTCTTTAACCCTGCTGTTTCTGGTGATGATCTTCTTATTTAGGGCTTTGGCGCGGGAGCGTTGATTGCTCTCCGCGCGCTTAAGCCGGCGTTTGACCTCATCGGGCACGGTTATGACGTGAATGGGTCCGGTCATATTGTTTCTCTCCCTAGCCACGTGTCCCATGCGGTTGCTGTCCGCATTTCTAACGGCTCGTAGATTGTTCTTGTGTTCATATTTGGATCTGTGACGCCGCATGGTCGATGGTTTAGGATGGTTGTATCTGGATCGGTTATGTGGAGTTGAATGGCTTCTTGGTCTTTGATGCGATCCACATAGCCTTCAAGTCTGTTCATCCGGGCTGTGACCTGCTGAAGACTTAAACGGACTTGGCGTAAATCTTCTTCAAGGTTATCCCGCGCGATCGCATTTCTGTCGGCTTGCTTGTCCATTTCAATATGGCATTGATGTTCCCAAGCCAGCTCTTTCAAAAGCTCGGCTTTGAACATTTTGCTCCACGGCTTCAATGTTTTGGTTCCCATACGGTCCATTAGTTTTCTCCTTTAAGATTATCGATGAATGATTTGTTGGCCTCTATGATGGTGTTGCGCTCGTTTTCTTTAGCATTTTTCCACCATTGTTGTTTTTTCTGTTCGTCCCAATTGTCCACCATTTCGGTTTCGGAGCTGAAGACACTTAAGGCTTCAATCCAATCTAGAGCTTCTGGTGAGAGCGCGGCGTCTGTGGTTTCCCCTGAAGAGGATTGGGGATCTGTCATGTTTTCTTCAACAGGCTCCTCTCCAGGTTCTTCCACATCCGCGTCTTTGGTCTGGACAACTTCATCCGCGGTCTGTTCTTCAATGACTTCAGCGTCAATGATGTCTTCGGCTTCATCCTTAGCTTTTGCCTTGGCTTTGGCTTCATTCATTTTTTCAATACGCTTTTGAGTGTTTGTCTTTTCAGGCTTATTTAAATCAGCGTGAACGGTTGCCTCTTCATGAGAGATGATGCCCGCCATGATTTCAGGCACGTAAGCTCTTGCCCAATTTCGGGCGCCATAATACTTAAGTTGCTGCTCGGGGTCCGCTGCCCAAAGAGGACTGTTTTGGATTTTTATGTCCTTAATCTCAGGGCTCTTATAGATGAACGGTTCATCCTCTCCGACAAGATACCCTGTGACGACAACACGTAAGTCACCATTCCTGCGCCAAGTGTTTCCGACTTTGACCGGTTCTGACGCTTCACCTTCATAGGTATAACGTAACCGCTTGGCGAGAAGAGGATGGGTGTTAACTACGCCTGCAATGATCTTGCCAGAATACCCCATTGTTCCATTCACCAAATAGGCCTCAAGGGATAACGCAAACGGGTCCATACCCCATCTGATAGCCTGCAACGTAACACCTGCACATGCTCCTGCATTTCCTCTGAACGGTTTTCCGATCATATCCTGACCTTTAGACATCATGGTAGCAAAGGTCATGAGACTGCCCGTATCTTGCGGCATAAGCCGCGCTATGGGGTTTGAGACTGTCTGCGGTGTACTGACCTCAATTAGCGCGTTTTGGCTATTGTGGACCGTCTGAGAGGACATATGCGCCTGTTTTTTGGCCTTCTTCTCCTGCTTTTTCGCTTTTTTCAGCTGTTTCTCTAATTTTTTGATGGATTTCTTGCCCATGTTTATTCTCCAATGATGTTTAAGTTGTCGTCTACGGAAGGGTAATATCCCGCGCTAGCGAGATCTTGGCGGCGTTTTACAATCCACGGCTTAGGGCGGTATTGATGGATGATATCTGTGTAGCCTGCCCATTCTTTATTTCCGCGCATACACGCGGCAGCAATTGATGCGGCTTTTAGATTGATGCCTGTTAAATCACGGATGTCGTCGGGGAATATATCAACTGGCGTTATTCCTGCTGGGCGTGATGACTTCTGAAATATCAAGCTGAACGCACACTCAGAAACGGGCGGTATATCAGGGAAGTCGTCTTTAAGCTGACGTTTCACCCAAGCGATATTAGCTAACTTTTGATCATATCCCCACTTATCAATGTCTCGATCAACCTGTGTTAGCGAATTATCTGACGTGGTTTTATAGTCAGTTTCAAACGCAAGGTCATAGATAGGCATGATGTCCGGCCGCGCCTTAATCCAGATGTCTTCAAATCTACAAAAGAGTGACAATTCAGGATGTCCGTCTGAGAAAATCGCCTGAGCGGTTGGGTCTTTTTGAATTTTATCTGCGAGATAGTCGACAACTTGAACCTCTTCCTCGGTGATAGCTATTTTACCTTCCCGCTCTTGAACTGTGCGCCAACCTTGGGCTTCTGCACCTCGCCAAGATCTGAAAGCTTTCGGCCTTAGAACATAATCGTTCTGCCATCCTTCAGGATCCAAGATGCGCGCATGTGCAGCGTTACCAAAGCAAAGATGGGGTCTATGTTTAGGCTTTTCTCTGTCTGGATTGTACGGTGATTTATCCCAATACTCTTCACCTGAACGGCTGATAGTCACCAAGTCGCCTGATGAGAAGCTTGGTGCATCACAACAATCTGAGTGATAGTCATTGATATTCATTTTATAAACCCCAGGCTCAGTTATCCGCTGTCCGGGTTTAAACTCTCTGATATTTAGGCCCATTTGGGGCTCCTATGTTGTCATCCTAAAGAAAGGACAACGCCATAAAACAGAGCTATGATGCACCCTGCGATTAATCCGCCTGATGCAAAATCATTTAGTAAAGTGCGTTTGTTTTTGAAGTCGTCCATAAAATCCTTTTAGCACATAATTTTTTTTGTTGCAAGTTTGGGACACCCCGTTTATAAAGAAAAAATAATTTGGACGGAGATTTTAGAAATGGGCACCAAAGCCGGCTGCAAGCGCATCAATGTAAATATTCCTGAAGATCAGCATGAAAAGCTGGTCGCGCGCGCAAAGGATGAGGGCATTCCTGTCACCGCCGTTATCAATGCTGACATAGTTGTCGGCAACACCTCAAAATAATCAGTAAATAGCTGATAGCTGGACGGGGCTTTCCGTCATTTGGAGTAAGACTATGGTTAAAAAGACCGATGTGGACGCGATGCGTAAGAGCAATCGTCCGAATAAAGAAGGCATTATGGGTTTTGTTACCCGTATTGAAAATAAGAACCAAGAGATTTTGGATCTCAAGATGGAGAATTTGAAGAAGTTCAAACCCATGTATGCAGACCGCGCTGCTATTTTTGGCGAAGCGAAAGAACAAGGCTATCATACCAAAGCTCTCGGTAAGCTGATCAGCTCCCGCAAAGCTCTGCGTAAGATTTCAACTATTCTAGAGACATTAGAAGAGACTACGGCGGACGAATACGAATATATGGCAGATACGATTGATATGTTTGCTGAAGTCCCGAATTCCAATGCTGCGAATGAAGAGATTAAGGCGCTTAAAGAGCAAATTGAAAGCTTGAAGTCTGACATTGCCAATTTGACTGAGGAGCCTACTAAGCCCTCAAAGTCCCTCGCAGAAGACGTTGCGGCTGACGCTGAAAAGCCAAAGCTTAAGGCTGTCAAATAATGACTGACGGTTCCTTACTCTGTGACATCTGGTTTCCCGGAAAGCCTCGGGGTAAGGGCCGCCAAAACTTCATGCCGCGTCCTCGGACGGCTGGCGCTGGCGTGAAGATTAACGGCGCAATGTATTATCCCATGAAGGCTATTGGGGTTTTTCCTCGCCCTGCTTCTACGGCAGATTATGAGCGGGATTTGCAAATGACGATAATTCAACAAATGCGCAAACAAGGCCATTTTAGACCTGAAGAGGGTGCGGTGGAGCTTAGGTTCTGTGCATTTTACCCGCCTGTCAAAAGTGACAATAAACGAGTTACGCTGCAAAAACAGAAGGGTCTTATACCTCGGCTGTCGACGCCTGATGTTGATAATTTGGGCAAGATTATTTGTGATGCCGCCAACACGTATGTTTTCAATGATGATAGGCAAGTCGTCAAAGTGACTGGCGCCAAGGTATTCTCACATCATGAGGGCATTAGGGCCCGATTTTATAAATATGATATTGAAGGCGATCACGCTTGGCTCAAAACAGAATTTCCATGGTCGGATGAAGGGGATTTCAAACTTGAAGGTTGAATTAACAATAAATCAGAAAATGGTACTGGCGTTTATGAAGGGGCACTACTCTGGCTGCGGGCGCGGGGTTGAAGCCAATGATATTTCTGTTGGTTTGAACATTCGAACCGCCAAAGCCAATAAGATATTAAGTGATCTGGTTAAATTAGAAAAATTGGCGGTAAAGAACGGGCTCCTCATACCATCCGACAAGCCAATTAGATTTCAGATTGAACCAGTCAACATGCCAAGTCACACGGTTGTTTACGATTATAGATAGAAAGTATCTTGGACGGATATGGATTACTCAAATAATGATTATGGAAATAATGATAAAACCCCACACTCTCAAGAGGCAGAACAAGCGCTCTTAGGTGTGCTTTTGCATGGGGGTTTAGCTGCATTTGCGGAAGTACGGGACTTCATAAAACCTAAGTATTTCTACAATTCTATTCATGAGAAGATAGCCGATGTCATGTGGCGGCGTTTTGGTATGGGTCTGAAGGTCGATGCTATTATTCTTAAGAACCGTTTTTCTCAGGATGAAACTCTAAAGGATATTGGCGGCGTGGAATATCTTGCCCTGCTGCTGGACAATGCTCCTCCGACTGCGACGGGTCCAGAATATGCAAAGCTGGTCACAAACCTTGCTCAACGGCGCGAAGGCATTAGAGCGGCAAAGGAAGCCATTCTGCGCTATCAGGATCCAGATACTGATGATGATGCGGCTGATCAGCTTACAGTCTTCCAAAATGACCTCACGGCTATTGAAGGGGAGTTTGCGGCTGCTGATAACTTTGTGGATTTGGTCGACGCTGCGGACACTGAGATTGAAAAGATTGGGCATGAAGAGGCAATGGGGCTCTCTACTGGCCTGACTGATTTGGATGAAGCTATTCGAGGCCTTCAGAAAGAGAAACTATATGTTGGTGCAGGCCGTCCGGGTATGTTTAAAACAGGTATGCTTGCCAATATTGGCCGTAATGTTGCGCGGCAAGATAAGAAGGTTGGTTTCTTCAGTTTGGAGATGGGCGCGGGTGAAAATGCCGTCCGTGCGTTGTCCAATGAACTCGGGACCGGAACGGGTAGAATTGAGTATAGAGACATCACATCTCATAGGGTTTCTGCTGCTGATTTAGAGCGCTTAAAGGCCGCAAAAACGACCATGCCTAACATGAAAATTGATACCACAGCGGGCATTACAATTTCACTTTTAGAGAAGCGCGCTCGGGCCATGCGGAAGGCAATGGGCGGCTTAGACTTGCTTCTTATCGACTATATTCAACTCATGGGAGATAGTGATGTGCGGGGGAAAAATGACACGCGGGCAGGGGCATTATCTATCATTACGGGCCGTTTAAAAGCACTCACTAAAACCTTGAATATTCCGATTGTTGCCCTCGCTCAAGTCAGTCGTGGCGTCGATAGTCGAGACAACAAGAGGCCAGGCAATTCGGATTTGCGAGATAGCGGATCCATTGAACAAGATGCAGATGTTGTGATGATGTTTTATCGCGAAGAGTATTATTTGCGCAAACTTCCAAAGCCTGAAAAAGCTTCTGATGCGATGGATTTAGAAGCCAGAATTTCGGCATGTGAGAATGAAATGGAAGTAATATTAACAAAGAACCGTTCTGGTCCTGAAAAGACAGTGAAGGTCAAAGTGGACCTTGGAACCGATACGGTTATGGATATGTACGATGATGATATTCCCGAGGGGTTTGATCTGTATGACGATTATATTCCAGCGGAAATTGACGAACAACAAAATATAGTATAAAAATAAAGAAACCCGAAGCTGTGACTGGCTCCGGGCTTCACATAACGCTATAGGAGAGCGACTATGCCTAAGGGCAATATAAACACAAAAAACATTCTTCGCAATACCCCTGATGTCCCATTTTCAATGGTTCCCCATGAGCTAGTTAGGGATGAAAATATCCCTTCAAACTCAAGGTTTTTGTGGGTTTTAATGAACGGGTACGCTGTCGATTGGGAATTCAATCGCAAGCACCTTATGAACGTCACCGGATGGGGCCGCGATAAGCTTTCAAGCGCAATCAACGGACTTAAGGATGCAGGCCTATTAGATATAGTTCAGGTGCAGGATGCAGCGGGTAAATTTGAACGAAACGATTGGCGAATATTTAACCGTGTGACTGAAAAACCGTTAGCGGCAAAACCCGTCACCTTAAGAAGAACAACTTCTAAGAATATCAATAGTAAAAAAACTTTACAAAAAAGTGAAGAGGTATTCGAGAAGCTATGGTCCCAAGTCTATCCTCTGGTCCCTGCGGAAAAGAAATCTTACTTCTCAAAGAAAATTTCTAAGACGAGATTTCTAAAGATCGTTAACCGCAAGAAAGATCGCATACCCGCCACCCGCCTAGCCAATGCAATCATGTGGTATTACGCAGACATTGGTCAAACAAAGAATGACCGCCAGTTCATGAAGACTATGCAGTACGTCCTTCGCGACGAGCTTTTTGACGATTTTCTGAAAAAGGGTGTGTTTAGGGCCAAGTCTATCAATGAAACAGGCCCAACAATGCACGACGTTTGGCGCAGGCGAGGGGAAAGATACCTTCGGACCGGATGGGACGCTCAATGGATGGATCGCCCTGTACGGCTCTTAGAACGCGAGTATTGGGTGTACTTTCCGAAAGCGGATTGGATTAAACTTGGATGGAGTGAATGATATGAACAAAGTTCCTGCTGACAATAATTATTACCTCGTTGCCTCAAAATACGATTACCCAAATGGAGTGCTTGTTAAGTGGTATGAAGGCAGCAATGGCGCTGGCTGGAAATTGGATAATGGAAATTGGGCATTTGGACCAGACGACACACTTATTTGTTGGCTCCCAATCGAGCCGCCAAAGATGGAGGGATAGAGATGAAGTTTCGATATAAAATCAGGCGGTATGGTGACGGGAGTTATATTATACAAGAGAGATTTGTTCCGTTTGGAAGGTGGAAGGCATTTAAAAAGCTTGGACGGTTTCGTACATTTGAAGATGCTCAGAGAGCGCTGTTCGATTATGCGTATGGAGAACTGCAATGAAAGCCCAATTACAGATAGGGAATGAAATGCGGGAGGGGTTTTGGACAACCTTGAGAAGCGCCGATGATTTTTGGGTAATGTGGGACTTCAAAGTATACGGCGAGCAAGTAAATATTTATGGTGGACGAAACATATCCGATACGGAAGAACAAGCCCTCGAACACTTCAAATCCATAGGCGGCGTAATCTTTCAGGACGCGGCATAAACACCCCAACACCATCAAGCATTTAGGAAACGGAGACATTAATCATGGCATACAAAGATATATACATTCAGAAAAAACTGCCCTTTGGGTATTGGTTGCTTCAATATTGGCCCGGCGAAATAATAATTCAAAAAGGCGGTGACCCTGTGAAACTATCCTTCGACGAAAATAAAACCCAGAGAGATTGGATTAAGTATTTCAAAGCCCCGTGGCATAAAGCTTCTGGCGCTAAGCAGGGGTTGGGCAAATTAGGGTCTTGGGAGATTTATCCTGATATTTTAGATTGGGAAAACTACAAGTCGTTCGGGATGCGTTTTCACTTCCCTGTTAAATATCAAATGAAGTATAGGGACGAAGTTCAAGAGGCTTGGGCTGAGGTTAAATACACTCGCTGCAAATTTCCTCACCACTGGCTGCGCTTTGCCAGCAAACTCTACCCTTGGCGGTATGCCATAGACATTAGCTTTGACCGCGAAATGGGAAGCGAGCGGGGGTCTTGGAAGGGTGGTGTCGTTGGGACTAGCGCCAGCGTTAAAAAGGGCGAGACTATCAAAGACGCTCTTGACCGTACGTTAAATGAACAATCGTTTTGCCGCCGATAGACGCCACCCCCAAAGCGGAACAAGCCCCGCCTGAGAGCTTGGAATAGGAGATAGAGATGACAAGAATGAGCGACGATTGGGAACGTGGGTTTGCTGCGGGGAAAGAGTATCATAAGCCGAAATTTATGGATGACGTTGGGATGCTAGCCGAAAGCTACGCGCGTTTGTCGAGGGTTCAGAAGCAACGATTTATGAAGAAAATACAAAAACAGGAGCGGCTGTAATAATGCCTTACATGAAAAAACAATTTTCGCCCTGTAAAAGAAAGCCGATAGGTCGAGTTGCATTAGATAGGATGTCCAGAAGTCGCCGCGTCAAAGCCAAGTCAAACGACGGTAGATTAAGAAACGCGATAGCGGTTAGGCGAAGCAAGTGGAGGTTGGCGCATTCACGATTTAACGTAGAGGGTCGGGTCGTTTTCCCTGTTCGCCTGAGGTCAGAACCATGAAACACGCAAACGATAACAAACGGATATACACGCCTGAAATAATCTTGGCCGTCCGCGCTTTGAGAATGGGGCTTTTCATTCTCTTGGCCGCATTGGTTGGGTTTTATGTATTTTTTGAGGGAGTTTGAGAAATGAGCCAAGATCCTGAGCCTGATGTCGTTATTGGTTTCATCCGCAATAGTTTTCAAGATGCCGCTTTCGTCTACACAAACGGTTCTTGCTTTGAATTTTATAAAATCCTCAAGTCGATTTTCCCCCAGGCTCAAGCGTGGTGGAACATAGATCATGTTTGGTCTGAGATTGATGGTGAATGGTATGATATAAACGGCCGCCGCGAAGCGGGCTCCGATGGGTTAACTCTTATGAAGATGGACAAACGGGCGTATGAGGACGCCCATAAATGGAAACATCGTTCCCTCTGGACGATCCGTTATCCATCTGAGAGTGAGGTTGAAGATTAGATGATGTATGAATTTTGGCATAGTCCCAAACGGCTTAGGTTCTGGCCTGTTCGCCGATCACCTTGGCGGATAAAAAGAGCTGAAGAGTTTACCGGCCGTCGAGGTTCCTGTTCGGCGTATTATGATAGCGACGTCGCCCAACTGAATGATTTGTTGGACGATGTGATGACAGAGTTAGAGGATTTAAAGAAAATCCCCGTAAGACAATAGCGCGGCAAGATCCGATTTATCCCCGCTTTCGATGAAACCGATTGCCATGAGAAGCCTTGTCTGGCTTGGCGGTAATGGCACGACGCCAGTCTCGAAGTTAAAACACCGCTCTCTAAGCCTCTTTGTGCCGACTTTAGATGCTGATGCTGAATATCCCATAATGTGCATAAATTGCACTTGGGTAAGGTTTAGGTGCTCCCGTAGAGATTTGATTTCCTCTCCGGTCATGCTCGGGTGGCCGTCGTCTGTTGAGATGTTACTTTTCATTTGTTTTCTCTTTCATTTCCTATCTGTAATTGGGCTATCATGATTGTTCTCCAACGTAGGCAAGAAGACCATCCAATCCGGCTTTGCTTCTTGCGCGGGTAATGCGCGCCAATTCTCGCATTGTTATTTCAGACGCTCCATTTTCGATAGCGCGTGAACGATAAGACATACTTATATCAAAGTGCTCCTGTGGCTGACCTTTTTTTTGAAGGTACTTTTCATCAAGGCCAATTTTGGAGGCCATGTCCAAAAGCTCAGCGCGAGTGTCGGCTATCATGTGCGACATTTTCATGCGGCCATATTGCCCCATTTTCGTCTTATACATATCATCAACGTAAACAGTCATCTATCCCTGCATCTTTGGCGGCGCGATTGGGAGCATGGCGTGGGTTATGCCTTCCAATAAATCAGCTATGACGTCGCCTTCACAATCCGTTATCCTTCCTAACGTCTTGTGAGTAACGTCTAAGTCCCGCCCATCTTTCCACTCGTCTGGAATATCCTCTATCTTAACCCAATCCTGCGCGGGCTTACTGGATAGGGCGGTGATGGCGTCTTGGATTACTTCATGGAAAAAGTCTGGACTAGAAAAAGGCTTTAACGCTTTCAACCGCTCCACCAGCTCATCATGCCCAACGGATTGAGGGGGTGGGTTTTGGCGCAATATATCTATCTGTCGGTGAAGCCCGTTAAATGCGCTCCATGCACCAAGCGTAACTGTCATTGGTGACGATATATTTTTGCCAGCTTTAACCGCCTTGTATTCGTCCCACAGAACGTCGCATATACCCCGACTGATTTCTAAAGCTTCCACAAGGTCACCTTCCACCTCACCCGATTGAGCGC